CGACAGGCTCGAAGCCCACCCCGCAGCCCTGCAAGAGCAGCCAGAGTGCATCGACAACATCGTGAACGGTTTCGATCCGACCGAAGGAACAGTTGAACTGCGAGGCTTCACGGGTCTTGGCGATGTCGGTGCCACCAAGCCAGAGGGTGCGGCCCGAGACGCTGACCTTCCGGTCCAGCATCAACTGGCGAAGTTCTTCGAGTTCAGCAAGATTGACAAGGCTAAGGCCAGACTTCTTGGCCCGTTCCCACAGCCAACGCTGATGGTCGATCACGCGATCAACGGTGTCTTCCCAAGTCTCGAAGATGGTCCCCTCGTCATCAATGGGTCTATTATATGTGCGGCGCGTGATGACCTGTGCGCGGGTAGATGGCGTCATGGTGTTCCTTAGAAGCTGTCAGACGATCCCACAAATGGGGCATCATCCTCAAATGGATTACTGTCGAGGACGAACAACGTCCCTGTCTCTGCGTCGTACCCGAGGTAGACGGTGAGGCCAGTGGCCTGTCCCGTGTAGCGATCCTTCAACACACGGAAGGTGGTCACCCCACGAAGACGCTCGTTGCTGTCCTGTTGATTGCGCTCAAGGCCGAACATGAAGTGCGACCAGAAGCCGATGGCTCGGGAGCCTTTGAAGTGGCGGATCATCACCCGCCCACCTTCCTCATGGGGCTTCCCTTCGGGGGTGGCGAGGTGACTGATCAGGTGGATGATGACGCCAAGCTCTTGGGCAAGAGACGCCATTTCCTCCATGATCTTCTCAAGGCTCTCCCGTTCATTCGACGGGTCAGCCAGTGCTGTCAGGTGGTCGATGTAGATCAGCTTGATGCCAAGCGACACGGCCATGTATCGGATGCGGGACTCCACAACTTCCCAATCGGTTTCACCGAAGTGGTCGTAGAGGTGGACCTTGCCTTCCAGTTGGTCGATGGCATCGGACAGTTCATCGACTGTCCACCCTGCATCGGGGACGTGGAACCTACGGCCAGCGATCTTCCCGGCCAGACGCTTTGCTGTCTCAGCGACGGGCTGTTCCAGATACACCACGCCGACTTGAATGTTCAGCTTGGTGACATCGAAGGCGATCTGTTGGGTGAACCAATCGGTCTTACCCACGCCAGTGCCAGCGCCGAAGGTGTAGATTTCCCCGAAGCGTCGGCCATAGGTGGCCTTGGTCAGGGCTTCGATCCACCACGGCAGACCCCAATCGACAGGCTTGAGTGCCTTGTCCTTGATGTCACCGATGCTGACCACACCGTCAGGTCGATACAGCTTGGCCTCGAAGACAGCGACCGATAGCTCCTTCTCCCGGCCCGCCATGATCATCTCATTGGGGTCTTTGAGTGGGAGCGAGGCGATCTTGGCTTTGCCGGGAGGGAGCAGGGCAGCTACCTCTTGTGCCGCCTTCCGCCCCGGTTCATCCATGTCGAACATGATGACCACTTCGTCATAGCTCGACACGAACTCGTAGGCTTTCTGGACGGACTTCTTCGCACCCGATGCACCGTTGGGAACGGACACGACGGGCCAGCGATTGCCGAACACCTGACTGACGGAGAGACAGTCGATCTCCCCCTCGGTGATGACCAGCCGCTTGCCACCATCCCGGCAGAGATGCTGGCCGAACAGTTGCGCTTCCTTGGTGTCACCGATGAAGCGGAACTCTTTGTTGGGCCACCTGATCTTCTGCGCCACGATGTTACCCGAGGCGTCACGATAGGCGGCGATCTGGACGGGGCTGTCCCCCATGCGTCCAGTGGTGTAACCAAACTTCTCACAGGTATCCTGAGAGATACCACGCTTGGTCAGGGGTTTGTATTCCCCGGCAGGGATCAGGTCAGACGACACGCGCTTCCTCTCTGTGTGCTGAGCCTCGCCATCGGCTGGCTCATAGTGGTGGCAACCGAAGCAGTAGGCATGGCCGTCAGAGTAGCGGGCGAGGTTGTCCCTCGACCCGCACTCAGGACACGGTTCCTTGCCAATGAAGGAACTGTCGTCGTCCATCAGTTCACCAGCGGCTGTTCCTTGAAGACTTCCAGCGCACCCTTGAACAGCGTCGGCTGTTCAGCGATGGCGGTTTCACGGATGTCTTCCGGCAGGGCGGTGTAGGCACCAGCCAGTGCGAAGGTCAGCGCACCGATCATGTGACGCGCACCCTTCTCAGACAGCAGCACCGCGATGAACTCGGCATCATTGACGATGGCTTCGATCTCGGCTTCGGTCATGGTGTTCTGTTCGGTCAACGGTTGTCTCCTTCGCCCTTGATGACGTTGCGTTGCTGACGGTCGGCCAGCTTGTGGATGTTGGTGACAGCGACCTGATCAAGCGTCAGGCCCAGACGGTGGGCAGTCATTGCGACGTACCAGAGGACATCCCCAAGTTCCTTCTCAAGAGAAGACCGCAACAGCGGATTGAGGAACGTCGCGGTGATCGTGTCGCCTTCGATCACCTTGAGGTTTTGGTACTTCTCGTCGCCCCGGTGGTAACGCTTGAGAAGACCAGCGGCTTCACC